TGCAGAAGTTGCAGTTTTAGTAAAGTTTAGCAAATTCAAAAACCAAATTTGCCATGCTCTTGTAGGCATTTTTGTAACATCATCAAGCAAAGGGGTCTGAGGATACGGATTATCCTGACTTGGCCCAAATATTTGATTAACAGCCATTAGTTTTCTCCTTCTTCAGCTTTTAAATTAGCAGACACAATAACTGCTTTAATTGGGTCTGTAACCACCACTTCAAAGATTCTATCTCTTGACCAGCCTAATCTGCGCCAAATAGCACGATTATTGTATCGACCAATTTTACCAATGCTTGTCCAATGCTCGTTTGACCATGTAGAACCGCCATTACTTGACCATCTAAGCATAGCTTGTGGGTCAACACCTGTATTAGTGGCCTGAGAAGTTGATGGGGAAACAACAATAATTTTGCCTGGGTCTACAGTCAATGAAGTGTTAATAATCAATGGGGATTGATAATAAGTAGCATTAGGGATTAAGGCTTGACTAGGTTTACCGCTTAAACCGACACCAGGCTGAAACTGAATCTGCATTTCAGCAAAATACTGTCTTTGCAAATCAGTTACTAAATGAGGCGCTCTACGCAATCTACGGATTAAACTGCCGTTATCTGTGTAATTTGTAGGGTCTAATTGATAAATTAAGCCATTTTGCCAATCGCCTACTAAAACAACACCTTGGAAAAAAGCAGAGCAATTTGAACGATGACGATGATAAACATTGTTGCTATCTACCCATAGCCATTTATGCCACATTTGTGTTGTAAAGTCATAAGCCCAAGTTAAATCAAGAGTAGGGAACGAAATTACATAAACTTCATGTCCTTCAAGCTGATAGGTATAAGCTACGGCATCGTTGATATATTGGTCAACAAGGGTATTTTCTACGGCATGGGTTGATATACGCTGTGGAAAATAACCATTCATCATGACAATTTCAGCTTGACCACGATTGTTTTTAGCTAAATAAGCAAAAGAATTGCCTACTCTAGAAACTGAAAAAGGCGCAGAAATGCCATGCTCGCTAGAACTTCCAGGAATTCTTTGAAAAGCAAAAGGGAATGTCCCTGTATCTGCCCAGACTTCTGAAGTCTTTTCACCTAATAAATAAACTTGACCATGGTCACAAACTAAAGAAACTAAGTTATCAGGGCCTGTAAATTTGCTTGCATAAGACAACCCATAAGTAATAGAACTTAAAACATTAGAAGCTGCCCATTTTTGAGTATTAGGGTCGTTATAAACAAAATAGTTATCGACAATATCAACGATTGTGCCACCCTGAAAAGCGCCATCATTTACAGGCAATATGCTCCAATTAAGGATATACATTGTTTCAGAGCCTACAGTTTGACTATTGCTAACAACATAAGTTCCTGTTTGACCTGTTCCTGTGCCTGTGGTAAGATTTAGGGTTAACCCTGAGCCTGAACCTGAAGTGCTCGTTGCAACAGGGCTAATAGGCAAAGAAGTGTATTGACCTGCATAAGTCTGCACTAGCGTTGTAACCGCACCAGAGGCACCTATAGCCGTTACAGTAAAAGTAGCAGGGCTATTGCCATAAACACCGCCTAAAACAGTTATAGTGTCGTTTAAAGCATAACCTGTGCCAGCAGTAGCGATTGCTGCGCTTAATACTGCTCCTGAGCCTAAAGCGGTAATTACTGTGTTTGCCGTTACTCCAGAGCCTACAACAGTTTGACCTAGGTAAATAGTAGCACCAGGATTAATTGAGGTTACTGTTAAAGTTGTTCCTGATATAGAAGCCGTCATGTAACCAGCAACATCTGCTGAACTCATGTTTTCAGCAGTAGCAACAGTATTGCTTTGATTTAGAGTCCATGTAGTGCCTGAACCTGAAACAATAACTGTGCCAGGCTGAACATTAACCCCAAAAAGAGCTTGATTTGCAGCAATCGTTCCTGAAGTCAAAGTGCTAATAGTAAGGGTTGTCCCTGATATTGTTCCTTGAAATGTCGCTGTAGAAGGGGTAGAAATGCGCCATGTATAGCGATAAGAACCATCTACGATATAGACATTTAAGCCGTTATCAGAAATGCCTACTCGACCAGAAGTTGTATTTAACTGACCAATAATAGTTGGGGTAAAAGTGTAATTTAATAAGTAAACATAGCCACCGCAAACAGCGACCATGTATTGACCGCCTGATAGGGTTCGCATCCCACGAACTTCTGCTTGAGCAGATAAGGCAGCGACTGTTGTAAGACCTGGTGTCGGATATAAAGCAACTATACCCCTAGAGCCTGGCGCTTTTGTAGGGTCAACTTCAGGAAACCAGTTAATGCACTCCTGAGCATCTTGATAGATACTAGGCGCTTCGTAACTTGCTCCAACAAAGCCAAAATCTGCCATTTTTAACCTTATCTAAAGAATCCGCCCGACAAAATCCAACCTGCATCTTTTGCACGACCTACAAGCATAGAGTCAGGGTAACCTGCAGCAGCAATAGGTTGCATATTATTGCGTTTAATAGTCGATTTAGATTGTGCTGCATACGCATTAATCATTGCTATTTGCGTTGCTGATGACTTTCCGTACATAGGCATCAATCGTTCTGCAAGATTCCATCTTAATGCCATTGAATAGCCTTGAGGCAAAATAATGTCATCGTAGACAGTTTCGTAATTGCTAAAAATAGTAGACGAGAACATGTGCATTTCGCCTTGTGCTGGGTTAGGCCATACAAATACATTGCCTGATTCAGCATTAGGGTTGTAATACAAAGCTTTAGGCCATGGGCCATTTAGCGTTTTTAAACCGATTTGATTGTAGTTTTCTAATGCAAGAATCGCTACTTGATAGTCTAGACCGCCATTTTGAACAGGCTGACCATTAGACTGAGTGTTTACCCTAACATACGCTTGGTCAATAAATAACGGCTTTTGATAGTAAGCAGTAACGCTTTCAGAAGTAACAGGTGTAGGGTAAGTTACATTTAACTTATATGTTCCGACTTCGTTGACTTGACCGCCTGCGCCTGTCAAAAACTCAACAATTTTTGTGCCTGGCAATATGCCTGTGCCTTTTAAAGTTTGCCCTTGAGCTACTGCACCGCTAGTTAGACCACTTACTGTGAGAATATTGCCTGTAATTGAAGCTGTAAATACTGCCCCGATAAAGTTAGCAGTAGAAGGTGTTGGCCCAATCGTATATTGAACTTGCCCTGCAATTAACGGAAATATGATTTCAGTCGTGTTGTAGACCATCATATCTTCGTTAGACCATTGGTCTACAAGGTCATTAAGCATATCAAAAGCATCTTGAACCGCATCAGGGCTAGGGCTTTCACCTGCTTCTAATGCGCCTATGTCTTTTAAAGCTCGACTAATAATATCTAATGGTGCAGTCATTTTATATCCTTAACGCATCCGTCTTGCAAAAATATAGCCTGTTCCGTTTACTGTGCCAGTTGCAAATTGAGCTTCTACTACTACATAAATTGTTGTATTTGTAGTTACATTAAATCTTTGTGTAGGAATAGAATAAGCTGATGCGTAAACAGGGGCAGGAGTTCCAATAAAGCCTGTAGATGGAAATTGAAAAGCAGAATTACTTGTTGAAAGAGAAGTTTGAACAAAGGTAAGATTATCTGTTCCTGATGTTGAAGCTGCACTACCATAACCGCTTACATCCCAATCACCTGCTGATAAAGTAATAGAAATTACTGAAGTAATTGTTCCTGTAGATAATGATGTGCCTGCTGTATTTGAAGCAGTAATTACTTCTCCTACATATCCTGAACTTGCTGAACTGCCATTAGTGATGCCTGATATACCTGTGCTTAGATAAACGCTAGTAAATGGATTTCCTGAAGTGCCTAAAGAAACATTACCACTACCACTTCCTGCTGCTACAGGGTATAAAGAGCTAGAACTTAACCAAAGTTGAGATGAAATAGCGCCTAAAACAACGCTAGAAGTAGGAGAATTAATACCACCTATGCTTCCGCTTACTGTTCCAATTTCTACGCCACTAAAATAGCTATTTCCTGCAAAAACAGTACCAAATTGATTTCCTGATAATCCTAATGAGGTTGTGCCATTGCTATCTGGGTATAGCGCAACATCAGTAAGGTTTAAATTCTGTGAGCTATTTCCTAAGACTACATGAGTGCTTGCTAAATCTACAATTCCACCGATACCGCTAATTTGCCCAATTTGTACGCTATTAAAAGTTTGATTTGCTGTCCATGTATTTGAATAAGCATCATTAATAGAAAAAACTGTACCTGTTAAAGATAAACCATTGCCTGCGGTATAAGTTGTTCCACTTGTTCCTGAAGATGGTGTAATCCAAGTTCCTGCATTACTTAAAAATGTTGTGGTAGAACCTGTAGGAGCAGGAATTGTGTAATTATTCCAAGTAATTGTTGAAGCTACTGAAGCAGTATTTGTTGATAATTTGTTATTAATTTGAACATTTTGTGATGAATCAATATTAACTGCTGATAAACTATTAGTTTGCAGTTGCAAAATTCCGCTATTGTCAGCCGTTTCAACGATTCCAGCAGATGAAGCATTAATAGTAGATGCCATAATTATGTTCCTGGTGTAAAGGTATTAGCCAACCAAGGCAGTTTATTGTGTTTAGGGTTTTTTAGCGAATTTAATTGATTTATTAAATTTTGTTTGATTAGACCGCTTTCAGTAATATCTTTGTTTAACCAATCTAATAAATTGTATTCTTTAATATCCGCATAAGAAATATTTACTGTTTCTTCTTTAAAAATATGCTCTCCTTCAGCCTCTACTGAATAAACATCATCAGATAAAGTTAAACTGTAATGAACGCCTAATACTTTTTCGCCTTCAGAAAACAGCTTATTTAGTTTCCATGTAAATTTCATAATGTAATTGTTGTGCTACCTGTTGGTGTAGGTGCTGGCTGATTAGACCAAGTATCTTTAGGCTGTGGTGGGATTACCGATGTATAGCTAGGGGTAACCGCAATAGCTCTTACTTGACTTCTCCATGCAATAAACTCAGCTTGATTAGTCAAATAAGGGTTAGATTGTGCTGGGTCTGCCACGCTAGGGATGGTTGTCCAATCAGTCGCAGATAATAATGATTGTGCTTGTGCGCCAATTTGAGCCGCTACAGAAGCCTGATAAGCAGCTAATTGCTCAGGTGTCATTTGTTCTACTTGAACTGTATAAACCCATTCTAAAGGCTTTGTAGGGTCTGTTACTGAGATATAAGGGGCAATTTGAGTTAAAACTTGTGTGCTTTGGTCATACGGCAAATAGGTATTGACATACATACAAGAATTAGCAGTCATCCATTCGTCAGTAGGGCCTGAAGCTGGGAAAGAAGTATTAGGAAACAGAACTTGGTAATCACCAACTTGTTCTACTGTTTGTCCATTAACGATTGCGATTAACATTTATTTCTCCGATTTTAGTAGGTTGGCAACGCAGAGGTTGGTGGTG